AGCACGTTCTGGACCAGGTCGTGCGGGAGTCGCTCGGCCAACTCCAGGACGGCGAGCGCACGTGGGTCGTTGCCGGGCACCTCGTCGGTGGCCGGGTCAGGGTCGCTGAAGCCGTAGCGGTGGGCCTGCTCGATCTCCGAGCACGCCTTCGCCATCCGGTCAAGCCAGCCCTCGCCGGCCTCGCTCACCTTCGGCGCACCCTCGGGCCAGATGGCCATGAGCTCGTCCCAGTGCTCGGGGGTCAGCTGGATGGTCAGCACCCTCCGAGTCACCCACGCACGTCGGTCCTCGAGGACCGAAGGTGCCGACGCTGCCCCGACCTCGGGGAAGGGGGGACCCGAGGGCTCGACCGGGGCTGCCGCGCCCTCGGGAGCCGACGGGGCAGCGTCGACGCTCTGGATCACCGACGTGGTGACCTCGTTCTTGATGGAGTCGGTGGCGTCGACGACCAGCGTGATGGCGTCACGGGCCAGGAGGAAGGCGTTGTAGGCCAGGTCGATGTCCTCGACGGTGACGGCGTCCCAGGTGCCATCGGCGTGCAGGTAGACGACGATGCCTGCCGACATGGCGGGCGGGTCGATGGGCGTGCCGTCGAGGTCCAGGGCGTGCGTCGCCATGGCGTAGGCGGCCACCTGGAGGGCGTGCTTGCCGTGCTGCTTGCCCGTCTTCCAGTCGATGGCTGCCTTGGTCCCGTCGTGCAGGGTGGCGACCAGGTCGACGCTGCCGGCGTAGCCGTCGCCGAGCAGGGTCACCTCGACGGCGTCGATCGAAGCCACCTGCGTGGCGAGGTAGTCGACGCCGGCAGCCACGAAGCCAGCGATGGCCTCGTCAGCCCACGGGTCATCGGCGGGCAGGGGCGAGTCGCCGAGCGTCGCCCGGCAGTAGTCCTCGAGCGCGGCGTGGGCCTCGTTGCCGACCTTGGACGACTCACGCCGTCGGGCGTGGGCGATGCGCTTGGCGTCGTCGAAGTCGCCCTCGGGGCCGATCTCCATGCCGACGGCCACGCCGATGTTGCTGGCCCACGAGATCAGGCCGTCGACGTTCAGGTCCAGCACACCGAGGACCGCAGTCACCGACGGGACCCACCCGCCGTTGCCGTCGGGGTAGTGGCGGATGCCGCCGATGTTCTTGGCCAGAGCTGGGGCGGTCATGATGCACGCACCTGACGCATGTGCTCGGCCTTGCTGGCCTGGACGACCTCAACCCGGCACCCTTCACAGTAGTTGCGGATACGGCCACGCTCGGCGGGGCCACCGTCGAAGATGGTCGAGCATCGGCGGCAGAGGAAGGTCTCCCACTTGGCGCCGAAGGGGCGACGCTCGGGGGCGGTGAGCCCTCCACGGATGCCCCACCGCTCACGCTGGGTCAGGGCGTCGCCGAGGCACTCGCCCCGCACGGGGCACGTGAGGCACACCTGACGGGCCTGCTGCGTGTCCTCGGTCTCTGAGCTGGCGTAGCTGCCGTTCCGACGACGGCCGTTCATCCGCTCCTTGGGGTAGAACAGCGTCGGGTCAGCGCCCCTGCACTCGGCATGGTCTCGCCAGTCGTCGCTGAAGGTGGCGACCGGGGTCACGTCCTTGCACGCACGGATCACCGCAGCGCGCTTCTTCTGCTCGGCGTCCCACGCCGCTCGCACGTCGGGACTGCGGTAGTTGACAGCCTTCATGCCTGCTCCCCCTTGATCTCGTAGGGGGCAACGCGAGTGACTCGCCACTCGGCGCCGACGATCCCCTTTTCGCCGAACTTGAACGACTTCCTGCCGTTCGCCACTCGGCACGCCGCGCGCATGGCCCATTCATGGGCATCGAGATCGTCGGCAATGCCCTTGTCGTCGGTGGGCACGTTCACGTCGATCGTGATCGTCACTTGATGCGTGGCCTTCATGCCTGCTCCCCCTTGATCTCGTTCTGCGCTATCGCCAGCTGCACGATCGCCCCACGTAGGGCCTGGTCCTTGCTCTTGAGTTCGTCCTGCTGCCACCGGAACAGCTGCCACAGGGCGCACCAGTTCCGCAGGGTCATGACGGCGTAGGCGTCTTCGACGGGCTTGCGTGCCCGCTTCACCACCGCCACGCCGAAGCGTGCGTTGGAGTGGCGCATCTCGCTGGGCAGTGCGTCGAGCGCCAGGCGCAGGGCGGCGGCCACGTCCTTGTGGTTCTTGCACTCGATGGCCAGGTCACGCACCCCGACCACGTCGCCACGGTCGTCGGTCATCCCTGCCTTGCGGCGCTCGGCGTCGGAGCCGAACTCCCACTTGTTCAGGTGGGCGACGACCTCACGCTCGAAGGCGGAGCCCTTCTCCTTGGACGGGTTAGCCACGGGGCCGCACCTCGATCCCCTTCCCGGGTCCGAAGGGCTCGACGACCTCGTAGGTGCGAGCGCAGGTCGTGCAGTCCACGACGCCCGGCAGGCGCATGTGCTCGTCACGCTGCATGTAGGTGGCGTGGTCGCAGTGCAGGAGGATGGCGACGTGCTGGTGCGCCTTGGCAGGCTGGCGTCGTCCTGGGCCTGGGTGGGTCATCGGTCTTCACCCGTGAAGCCGAAGGGACGACGGACCTCGTAGCGACGGATCACCTTGCCGGTGGGGCCGTACAGGATCCTCTGCTTGGGATCACCGTAGGAGGCCTGTGGTTCACGAACCTCGCCGCCCCAGTGATGCAGGAAGCCGGCGATGGCGTGGATGTCCGGCGCGTCGTTGGTGCGGTATGGAAGATCCCAGCGGCTCATGCCGGCCACGGTCCACGGTCGGCGTGGCCCTCGGTCCAGTTGCTCGGGTGGGCGTGCTTGGCCTGCTCGACCTCTGCCCGGTCCCAGTCGAAGGGAGCGAAGTGATGCACGGGGCACACGCTGGCCGTGCCGCTGTGAAGGGTGCCGTTGCCATGCCAGCAGGTGCAGACCTTCATCGTCGCCACCGGGCGCAGGGTGACGGCCCGGTCCCGGGCAGCCTCGGCCTCGGCGTGGCCGTACTCGCGGCCCTCCTGCCAGGTCTCGGCGACCAGGTCGCCCGACGAGCTGGCGGCGAGGCACGATGCGGCGATGAAACCGATCAGCATCGCCCCGGTGCACAGGGTGAGAGCGGTGAAGGTGCTCACTTCGGGTCCTCCTCGGTGGTCTCAGGTTCAGGGGTGAAGCCCTCGCAGACGGCGTGGTAGCCACGCAGGCTCGGGCAGGGATGCTCGACGTAGGTGCAGGCGGTGAGCGTCTCGACGACGTGCCCGCAGCGGGTGCAGCGGAAGAAGTGCCAGGCCCGCTTCACAGCTTCTTCTCGCACCGCTCGACGCAGATGAAGCCGAGGTGCGACGCCGACCACGCCAGGGTGTCGGCGGCCTTGAGCTTCCGGCAGCGGGTGCAGAACCTCTGCGTGGGGCGAGGCAGGTTGCGGCGGGCGTACTTGCGGGACTCGCGGCCGCTCACGAGGTCGACCCCACGGGGACCTGGGCGATGAGCCGCGGCGGGCACCCGTTGGGCAGGTAGCACTCCTCGCAGATGAGGAAGTGCCGACCGTCGGCCAGGTGGTCGAGCGTGGCGGGTCGGTTCTCGCAGAGCTGGCAGGTCATCGCTTGGCCTCAGCCATGCACCAGTTCCGCACCGTGGCACTGGTCACCATGATCCGGGTCCGGTGGTGAATGTCGATGGCGATGGCCTCGAAGGACTTTCCCTTCGATCGCATCCCGACCAGGTACCGGTCGAGCTTGCCGCCCATCTCCCTGTCCACGAGTTCCCGCACGGGGCTTCTTGCCATGGCGGGCACTATGCGCAGACGGAAACTCTTAGGTCAAGACTTTTCTGAAGAAACTTCCGAAGGGCCATCCTACCCCATCTGCGGAAGTACCTTCTGTGACTTGTGCGACTTGACTTCTTCCGAAAGTTCTAGGCAAACTCTTGTCATGAACAACACAGCAGCACTACTTGCAGCAGCACGCGAGGAGTCCGGCCTCAGCTTCGAGGTCGTGCGTGATGAGGTGCGCGACCGGCTCGGGCCGGCGTACACCCCCACGTCCCGCACCATCACCACCTACCACACGCCAGGCAAGGCCCCGAAGAAGCCGGACCTCATGCTCCTGTTCGCCCTGGCGGACATCTACGGCATCGAGTCCAGCATCATCGTCGGCCCGTTCCACTCCGGCATTCGGGAGCTGGTCGCTAGAAGTAGATGTGACTCTGTTTCCGCAGGTCAGAGCACCAAGGTCGCACGTGCCGGCCCACGCTGACTCAACTCCGTCCCTCTGCCGCCCGATGGAATCCGCCGGGGAGGGAGGTCAGATGGACGGCGTGATTATGGACTACCTGCGCGACCTGCGCCGGGCGAACCTGTCCCGCGCCACCGTCGTGCGCCGACGGTCCTGCATCTTCACTCTGCGTCGATGGATCGAGCCCCGCTGCCTCTCCGTCGCCACGGCGGACGACATCGACCGGATGCTCGACGAGCGCCAGGTGTCGCCACGCACCCGCTACCACTGGATCTCCCACCTCCACTGCTTCTTCGAGTGGGCCGTCGCCCGAGGCCACGTGCCTGCGGACCCGACAGCCACCATGATCCGGCCGCGGCTCCCCAAGCTTCTCCCCCGCCCGATCGCTGACGCCGACCTGGAGATGGCGCTGCTCTGCGCTCAGCCCACGATGCGGGCATGGCTGTGCCTCGCAGCGTTCGGTGGTCTGCGCTGCGCTGAGATCGCCGGGCTCGACGCCGCCGACATCCTCCCCGCCGTCGGCCTGATACGCGTCTACGGCAAGGGCGACAAGGAGCGCATGGTGCCGCTGCACGAGCACGTCGTGTGCTCCCTGCGAGGCGCCGGCGTGGCGAAGCACGGGCCACTGTGGACCCCGGCCGTGTCACCCGGCCGCCTGTCGAAGCTGGGGAACGAGTACCTAGACGGCCTCGGCATCGAAGCCACGATGCACAGCCTGCGCCACTGGTTCGGCACCAAGCTCTACGCCAGCAGCGGGGATCTGCGCTTGACGCAGGAGTTGATGGGCCACGCCTCCCCCACCACGACGGCGCAGTACGTGGCGTGGCACCGGCCCGCCGCAGCCGACGCCGTAGCGAGGATCGAACTACCCTCTCACCCATGACCGACGAGACAGCGAACGAGGTCCGACGGCTACGACGCACGATCGTGGGCATCGTCGCCGCCGTGGTCCTGGCTGGCGTGGGCTACGTGGCCCTCGACGCAGTGCGGGACGACGGGGCAGCCGACGGGCGTGGGCAGGTCGACTGCGTGAACGCTGCCATCGCAGCCGGGCGCAGCAGCGACGGCTGCTAGGACGCGCAGATGCCCCCGCTCGGGGAGGCGACGAGCGGGGGCATCTTGGTAGGTGGGCGATCGGTGTTCGATGGGGGTCGATCAGACGACGGACGGGCTCTCCTCGTCGCCGACCTTGCTCGAGGCCACCGACGTGAGCAGAGACAGGATGGCGCCGCCGCCTGCGAACGAGGCCACCATCTGCCAGTCGGCAGCCAGCGCGTCGAGCTTGTCGGCACCGATGACGAGCAGCGCCGACTGAGCAGCGGACTTGACCGCACGCTCGAGGGCGGAGATCCAGAAGAACGGGGTGAGCATGGGGGCTTCCTCTCTAGGGGTTCAGGTTCCGAGGGACTGGTAGCGGGGCCAGTCCTTCAGCACGTCGCAGCGTCGGCAGATCCAGATGCCGACCACCGGGGAGCAGAGGTCTTCGCCGCAGCACCCGCACTTGCGCCACGGGTGTGAGTCGCGGCGCATCGTGGCGGGCACGTCACCAGCCCTCGGCCACCCGGTCGCCGGTCAGGATCGGGAACGTGTCGACCACGCCGTGCTCCGGGGTGACGATCCACCCGGCCTGCTGCGGCTGCTCGGGCTTGAAGTTTTGGATAGCCGCGTACTCGTCCCAGGCTTTGTTACTTCCGTTAACGATGAGGCCAGCCTCGGGGGCGTTGATGAGCTGGTGCCAGTGGCCCATGCAGAGCACGTCGAGGCGCTTGTCCTGCACCGCCATGCGCTCCGCCTTGCGTGCTCGCAGGCGCATGATGGGAGGCCAGATGCCACCGATGCCCGAGCCGCCCGTGACCTGGTCGCCGTGCGTGAGCAGGTGGCCCACGTCGTCGACCTGCACCCATGCGTCGGTGCCTTCGGGGATGTCGAAGGTGAGCCGGTCGTCGTTGGCGAAGTACCGCTCCACCTGGTGGTAGAGCAGATAGTCGAGGTTGTCCCGTGCACGGTTCTTCGTGCGGGGCTTCTTTGTCAGGCGTCCGTGGTTGCCCACGACGCAGGGCACGTGCACCTTGCCGAAGGCGTCGGCCATCTCGCCCAGCGCAGCAGCGACCAGCGGCGCCCAGTGCAGCACGGAGCCGATGACGGTGTCCTCATTGAACTCGGCGAGGTCGTGCAGGTTGCCCGACAGCATGTCGCCGCCGAGCATGACGACGGCCCCTCGGTACGAGACCGACGGGCGGTGGTGCAGGGTCACGTCGATGGCACGATCGGCCCAGCGACGCAGCCGCAGCTCAGCGATGCCTCGGTCATAGGCGTTGCGCCAGTCCACCTCAGCGGGCTCCACGACCTCGTCGAAGTGCGGGTCGCTCAGCAGGAAGCAGGCCGTCGCCTCGTTGGTCTTGGTCGACCGCTTGGGGGCGAGCCACTTGGGTGGCTTGGTCCGGCCAGCCTCGAGGCTGTCACGGACGCTGAGGCGGGCCTCGAGGTCGCTGGCCCGGTCCTCCGCAGACTGCGCTGCGGACTTCCATCGGGCCACCTCGTCGCGCGCTGCACGCAGGGCGAAGTCGTGCTCGATGCGCTCGGCGTCGGCCTGTCGGTCGAGGGCTGCGTCGTGGATGCTCATGACTTCTTCTTCCCGCAGAGGCCCTTGCGGTGCTGGCTCAGCTTGTCGAAGCCAGCCCGGTGGCCCTCGTCACGCAGGACGGCGTGCAGTGCCTTGATGGAGACGCGGTGGTCGTCGAGCGCCACCTGGAGGTCTGGCCCGATCTTCTTGTCGGCGAGCAGGAAGCACACGCCACACTGGTTGCTGGTTGGTCCGCTCATGGCGAGGGCCTTGTCGAAGATTGACGCCACGGTCATTGCCTCCCGTTGTCGATCCACAGGTGGGCGATCGCCGCACCTGTCACTGCTCCGAGGGCCAGCAGGCCCAGCGGTTCGGTAGACGCCCGACGCCAGTGCGCCGTGATCGTCTGCTGCGTGAGCACGAGGTGCGATGCGAGGGCAAGCAGGAGGCCCGCCTCGACGCAGGCCGCAGGGCTCACGGCGTGGAACTGGTCAGGCCACCCGTGGGTGGTCACGTGAGACCGCCCATGCCTTGCTCGAGTCGGTCGAAGCGGTGGTCAATCTCGCCCCGCCATGCGTCCCTGCGCTCGAGCTCGGTGGCCCGCAGCTCCTCCTCGTGGTGCATGTGCGTCGTCAGGTCGTTACGCAGACGCTCCACGGCGCCGGGCAGGGTCGTGCGTCCCGGTGCGGGGGCGAAGTGCGGGAGCACGTACTCGTCTACGTGCGCCGCCGTGTCGGCGATGCGACGCAGCAGCCGGCCCGCAGAGAGGACCGTCGCCACGACGATCGGGGCGAGGATGCCGATGGTCATGGGATGACGCAGCACCTCGCCCACGTCACGAGGCCTTGATGCGCTTGGCGAGGTCGTCCCGCTGCCACTCGGTGAGCTTCACGCCCTTGTCGGCGACTCGCTCGTCCATCTTGGTGACCCGCTCCTGCAACCGCTCGACGCGGTCGGTGATGGTTCGGAGGGCGGCGAGCACCTGGTCAAGCTCACCGTCGATGCGCTTGGTGCGGTCCAGCAGGTCGGCCTGCTCTGCGTCGGTCAGTGCCATGAGGGGGTGCTCCTCGTCGTGGTCGTAGGGGGTCGGTGCCGGGCTTGGCTGGTAGTGCCACATCTCTGACGGCACGGTGCGGATGAGTCCGTACTCACGAGCGATGGCCTCGGTGCCGGCGTCGTAGCCGGCGAGGTCCGCTGCGTAGCCCCACCCGCCGAGTCGCTCCTGGGCCATGTGCATCGAGCCGAAGACGATCCCGGTCAGCCCGAAGTAGGTCCGCTCGCCGAGCACCCGGTCAGGGTTGGCCGCCACGTCGTCGCGTCGCCCTGCCACGTAGTCGTCGTAGAGTTGCTTCTGGTGGGCGTACGTGCGGACGCCGGAGTAGATCGACAGCCGGCCGCCCGTGCGTGGGTCGGCCGCCAGGGCGTCGAGGCGACGCCGGAAGATCGGGTGCAGCAGGTCGGCGTTGACGCCGGACCGGACGGGGATCACGTCCCCGCATCCCGCACGATCTGGAACTGCACCGTCGCGTCGAGGGCGCCGCCGCTGTTCTGGTAGCCGATCAGGTCGACGTAGTCGGTGGCCGCCAGGTCGACGCCCCACGACTGGCCCTGGTTCGTGGTGCCACCCGAGTCGGCGTTCTGGCTCACGTAGATCAGCGCCGAGCCGTTCTTGCGGAGCCCCACACGGCGCCGCCCCGTCGAGTTGGACGCCCACGAGACGTTGAACCTGACCTCGTACCAGCCAGCCTTGGTGGCGGTGAATCGGCCAGTGTTGGTCACCGTCGAGTGGAGGGTGTCGGTGTCCTCGTACTCGCTGTCGAAGGTGAAGACGGTGTCCGAAGCGTCGCCGATGGACTGCACCGCCGACTTGTAGACGTGGCCGATCGGCGGGTTGTAGATGGCGTCGAGGTCGTCACGGATCACGTCGCACCAGGCAGCGGTCAGCACGTTGCCCGTCGATGGGTTCAGGACGGTGTTCGGCTCGGTGTAGGCGGTAGCCATGGGTGCCTCCTAGTAGGCGAGCACGTCAGAGCCGTCGAGCAGCGACGTGCCGATGATGAACCAGTCCACGTCCGCAATCGGGCTGGCCGAGATGGTGCAGGTGATGTCCTGGTTCCGGTCGATGCGCCACGCCATCGAGTCGAGAAGGCACTGGATCGCCACCTGCGACCCGACGCCCTGCGGGGTGCGCTCGACGGTGATGCGGTCGCCGATCTCCAGGTCGAGCAGCACCGGGTAGATGCCGGCGTGGTCCCGCTCGGGCTTGACCGTGAACGCTGACGGGCGGGTGACGGGGTCCTTGCGGACCAGCACCCGGTACTCTGCGAGGGACCGGGCGACGCGGTGGTCGGGGATGAAGGTCGTGATCGACTCGGACCGCTTGCCATACGTCGTCGCCGAGGTGGCGTCGGTGGCTCGCTGCGTCTCGATGCCGTCGCCGCTGACCACGACCTCGTTGCGGAGCTGGTCGTCGTCGTACTCGAAGGACAGCGAGGCGTCGAAGTAGCGGGCGTTCGAGCCGTCGTCGCTGAACGTCGTCTGGCTCGTCGTGTGGCGGGCGGCGGTGTTCAGCGCCTCGCGGTCGATGAAGGTGATGTCGCCGTCGCCAGCCACGAACAGGAGCCCCTGCTCGGTGGCCTCCAACGTCTGGAGGTAGGACACTGCCGTCGCACTGCGAGGCGACGCTGTGGTGATGTTGGTGGTCCCGGTGTCCACGTCGCGGTCGGCGGACGGCCAGCCCACGATGTCGAGCACCTCGCCCACTCGTGTGCCCACGGCGTCGTAGCCGGGGGTGGCGCCCGAGCCTCCGCCGCCACCCGACGCCGTCTCACCCGACGCCGCCAGGTAGAGCTCGTCGGCCCGGCCGGTGATGTCGGTGGAGAAGGTGGCGACGTGCTGGAGCCTGGCCCCGAGGAACTGGCGCCCGTCGACTGAGTCGTCCTGGCCACCGATCCACGTGCGGTCGTCGCCGAAGGTGTTGCCTGCCGCAGCGGTGCCCGTCGTCATGAGCGCCCCGTCCACGTAGATGGACGGGTAGGTGCCGGAGTTGCGCTTGACGACGACGTGGTGCATCCGGTTGTGGGGGATGCTGGTCGTCGTGTACGCCTGCTTCGATTCGGTCCAGTCGAAGACGTAGATCGTCGTGGACGTGACGCCAGCATTGAGCCAGACCGACAGGTCAGCGCACGACCAGGCGTAGCCACCGATCGAGCCCCACGTGGATGGCATGTCGGCAGGGATGCGGAACAGCAGGGAGAGGGAGGTCCAACCCTCGAGCGAGTCGGGGATGACCAGGCACTCTGGCGCCATGCCCGTCAGGCCGCGGAAGGAGGTGGCGGTGGACGACGAGCCCACGTCGAGGGAGTCACTGCTGAAATCAGGCGTCTTGGCCACCATCGCAGGCAGGGCCACCGTGCCGTGGTCGGTCACCGTCGTCGCGTTGTCGGACTCGTTCAGCCGCCACCAGTGCGTCGGGTTCAGGCTGGCAACCCACGACGTGAACATGGACTCGTCCATGTCGTGCATCCCGAGGAGCTTGAAGGCGTCGACGCAGGTGATCGTGCACTCGGCGTCCTTGTTGCCCGACGCGTACTCCTGGGGCCACCCGTTCACGTAGCCCGTGAACATGCGGTAGGTGGTGCCCGAGTAGACGAGGCTGACCCTCACCTTGACGTTGGGCTTGAGGTCGCCGTAGTAGGCACCCGCCGAGTAGAGGGGATCGAAGCGCCGTCCCGAGTTGTCGAGCGTGATGGTGCAGACGCCAGGCTGCACGCTGTCGAGCGAGTGGCTCCTACCCCTGCGCCACCCGACGCCCCGCACGTAGGCGGTGATGTCGGTCCAGGTGTTCGATGCCGTCGCCGTCAGGGGTGCATCGCCGAAGGCTGCCTCGACGGTGAGGGTGAGGTGCTGGACCGTGGCGCTCATGCGACGGCCAGAGCCGGGCCACCGGCCCGCTCGTACTTCTTCAGCTCCTCGTGGATCTGCTGACCGATGAGCTTTCCGTCAGCGCCCAGGCCAGCGTTCACGTTGATCGTGATCGAGCCGCCACCCATGGCGCTGTTCGGCGTGATCGAGCCACCGCTGCCGCCCATGGTGAGCAGCTCGGGGCCCTTCTCGCCGACGAGGTAGGTCTTGTCCGCAGACACGGGACCACCTGCGGCGCGGTCACCACCGAAGGTGGACTGCACTGCCGCCCACGTCTGATCGACGGTGGCCTTGATGGTGATCTGCTTGTCTAGGGGCAGGTTGCGGAGCAGGGAATCCAGCGTTCCGACCTGGGCCACTGCCTCCGCTGCTCCGTTCATGTTGAACTGGGTCTCGATGTTGTCGAAGTTGTCGGCCAGGTCGAGCTTGCTGACGAGGTCGTTCACGGCTGCCGAGGACAGGCCCGCGTCGAGCATCTGCTGGCGCAGGCTGGCGGCGTGGCCGAGGGCAGCGAGGCGCGCTGCCTCGGTGCTGTGGGTCTCCTCGTACTTGGCCATGTAGAGGTCGGTGATGTTCTGCGTGAGGTCCTGCACGTTCTGTGCGTTGCGCCGACCGGCCTCGGTCGTGAGGTCGTAGTTGATCCCCGACTCCTTGAGCGCCTCGATCGTGCTGTCGACGCTGGACTCGAAGGCGATCTGCGCGTTCTGCGTGGCGTACAGCTCGTCGTAGTAGCCCTTGATGGACTTCTTCAGCTCGTCCACGCTGAGGATCTGAGCGTCGACCGCAGCGGTCACCTCGCCCGTGTCGAGCCGGAATGCCTCGATGGCGGCGCCGGTCGACTCGAACTCGATGCCGAGCGCCTGCTGCTGGATGAGCCACGTGGTGGCGGAGTCGGCGCTGATCCCCTGCGCTGCGGCCAGCCACTCGGCACGCTGGCGGATCACGTCGTACTTGCCGGCCAGCACGTCGAGGTTCGCTGCGCCCGACTGAAGCTCGCGGTTGTAGTCGCTGTCGATGATCGAGCCGATGGGGCCACCAGACTGCGACTCACGCAGGCGGTCGGCACCCTCACGAGTGGCGTCGATCTTCGCCGTGAGCTCGGCGAACGAGGTCACCGACGTGAATGCGTCCCGCTCGACGCGGGCGGCGAAGTCGATGCCAGCCTGCGTGGCCTCGCCCATCATCGAGACGTACTTGGTGACCGCCACCGTGAGCAGGCCCATCGCAGCGCCGCCCTTGATGCCGGCGCTGCCCATGCCCTTGAGGCTCTCGACGATGGAGCCGATGCCACCGGAGCCGCCGACCTGGGCCTTCTCCCGCAGCTTCTTGAACTGGTCGGCCATGGTGGCGACCTTGCCGACGACCGTCGTCGCTGCGCCGCCGACGGCGAGGAAGCCCGTCCCGAGGACGAGCGCCTGCGACGCCGTCTGCTTGATCGGCTCGGGTAGATCGTTGAAGCCACCGACGAGACCGTTGACGATGCCGAGCGCGTCCTGCATCACGGGCAGGGCGGCGTCACCGATGGCGGCCTTGGCGTCCTCCATCTGGGCGTTCATCCGCCGCTGGGCGTTGGCTGCCCCGTCCGCCGTGCTGGCGAAGTCACCCTGGTAGCGGTTGGTCTGCTCCATGATGATGTTCAGGCGGGCCTGCATCATCGCTGCCTTGTCGACCTCGTTGGTCGTGGCGGCGAGCCCCATCTCGACGGCGCGCTGCTTCACGCTGGCGTCGTCAAGGAAGACGTTGTAGCGACGGATCGGCTCAGACTCGCCACGCAGGGCAGAGCCGAGGGCCGTGATGGCCTCGGCGGGGTCGGAGTTGAAGGCCGAGCCGAGGTCGGAGGCGAGGGCCGTCAGCGACTTGCTGGTCTCGATCGACTCGCCCCGAGTCATGCCGAGGTTCTGGAGCAGGCCACCGAAGCCCGAGGCAGCCTCGAGCGCAGCGCGCTTGCTCATGCCGAGCGAGTCCGCAGCGGTCTCGGCGAAGGCCTCGATGTCCTTGGACGCCGTACCGAAGACGAGCCCCGTGACGTTGGTCGCCTCGTTCAGATCCGACGCAGCCTCGCCGGCCTTCCAGAGTGCAGCACCCATGACGCCGGCCGCGGCCATCATGCCCACGCCGACCTTGGTCGCCGACAGGCCGAAGCGCTTGAGGTTGCCCTCGGCCTTGCCCAGCTCGCGCTCGGACGTGCGGCCGACCTCGTTCAGTCCCTTGATCGCGCCGTCTGCACGGAAGTCGAGGAGGAGGGTCAGCTTCTCGCTCATGGGCATGGCTGCTACCTCCTGGGAGTCGTGGCTGCTCGGATCAGGTGGCCGAGGTCACCGAGCGAGCACTCCATAACGACGGGTGGCGGCCACCTGTAGAAGGTGGCCGCGGCGATCAGGGCGTCTCGGGTGCTGCTGAATCGAAAGGGCCGTCCGCCACCTCGTAGCGAGTGATGGCGTCCACCACCTCGGACACGGGCAGCGAGTCCACGTAGGCCGCTGCGTCCTCTGCGCTCAGTCCGTTGCGTCGCTCCAGCACCACGCACATGAGGGCGCAGCAGCAGTCGGCGGACGCGATGGGGTCCACGTCTGCCCATGAGCGGAAGGTGGCCTTCTCGACGGCACGGGCCTCGGCGAGCGTGAGGTCGTCCTCGGTCACCTCGACGGTGTGCTCGGGGCCGACGTGCTTCAGCGCCCAGCGCATGACGCCGGGGCCGTTGGCGAAGCGGTAGCGCACGGCCTCGACCAGCTGCGCCAGCTCGCCGTCGTGGTCGCCACGCATGATGTTGGCGCTGAGCCTCTTGATGTCTACGTCCATCATCGACCTCCCAGTCGTGTGGTGGCGGGTCAGCGCAGAGTGCGCCAGCCCGCTCGTGCGATCTGCTGCATCGTCGAATCGCCCATGACCTCGGGCATCGCCTTACGCAGCCGTGCGTTCATGCCTCGCCCGAAGTTCCGACCGCGCTGGCCGGGGTGGTCGACGTGCGAGCGGATGCCCATGGGCGTGCGGATCGCGCCCTTGGTCTTGAAGCTGCCCCGACGGATGCCAGGCCCGGCCTTGCCCTTGCCCGCCGTGCGGGTGAAGGACACGGAGGTCTGGCCGAACATGCCAGGGCCGGTCGTCATCGCGCCTCGGGACTTGGCGGTGCCGCCAGCCTTCTTGCTCACGATGGTGTGCTTCTTGGAGCCTGCGTCCCACAGGACCGCCACGCCGAGGGGTCGGAACCCGACCAGGGCGACGGGGTTGGTCTTGCCTCGGACGTTGAAGTAGGCGCCCTTGAAGACTCCGGGCTTGCCTCTGAACGAGGACCCGGGCGGGAGGCCCGCCCGGGTCACGCTCTCGTTCATGATGTCCTTCGCCACCAAGGCGGCGTCGGTGATGGTCTGCTTCTTGCCCTGCTCCACGGCGCGAGCCGTCCGCAGGAACAGGTCACTGACCTCCGCCGCCGACTTGGCCATGGCTCAGGAGGTCGTCTGGACGAGCGTCCCGCTGCCGGGCCAGGTCACGGAGACCGTGGCCAGGTCGCCGACGCTGCCGCCGATCGGGGCGAAGCCCGAGATGAAGACTGTCTGCGTGTAGAGCGGGTTTGTCGCCGAGGTGGTCGTGTTCACGGCCTTGACCGTGCACGCGACGTTGGTGCCGAGCGCAGACCACAGGGTCGCGCTCACCTCACCAGCGGCGTGGTCGTTGTTGAAGGTGATCGTCCACGTGGTGTCCTTGAGCCCGCCGATGCGGTCCCGGTAGGTGTCACCCATCGCGGTGGTCTCGAGTGCGTCCGAGCTGACCTCGATGCTCACGGCGGTGACCTGATCGCTCAGATCGACGCCGTTCACGGTCACGAGCGCGTTGGTGAAGGCGTAGTTCGCCATGGTGGTTGCTCCTGGGTTGGGTTGTCAGGGAACGAGCGCGGCGAAGACGCCGCAGGGGGACTTGCTTGCGTGCCCGGCGCTACCGGGCAGGGGTCACTTGATGCCGAAGAAGACGGCGAAGTTCCACGTGCCGGCGCTGATCGTGTAGCTCACACGCCAGTAGTCGTCGGTCACGGCCCCAGCCACGGTCGACCACTGCGAGGTCGCCCCGGTCGCCTGGGTGAAGGTGATCCGGTCGGTCGCCGACGGGAAGCCAGAGGTGTCGGACTGGATCTTCACGTCGAGCGTGCCGCTCGTGCCGCTGAAGACGTGCAGCGCCCCGTAGCCCGTCTGCGTCGAGGAGATGGCGCCGACCTGCACGGCGGTGCCGTTGGCGGTCGTCGTCAGCGGGGTCTTGGCGATGAGCATCTGCCCACGGACCACGCCCACGCCGTCAGACACCTGGGCGGTGACGTTGAAGCCGTGGAGCTCCCCCACCGACGCGCCTCGGGTGAGGCTGAACTCGGTGAGGTTCAGGCTGTAGGCGGTGTTCCCCACCGTGTCTGCGACCGGGGCGATGGTCATCACGCCCTCGGTACCGATGAGCCCGTGCAGGTGGTCGTTGGGGTCAGCGGCGGTGTCGAGGAAGCCAGCCAGCGTGACCGTGCCATCGAACATGCCCCCGACCTTCGATCGGTAGGTGGCGCCGAAGCAGGTGTTGTCGAGCGCCTCTCGCTCGACGGCCAGCTCGACGGCGTTGGAGTAGCCGCCGATGTCGGTGTCGCCGTAGTAGATGTCGGCGTCGGTGAAGGCGAAGTTGGCCATCGGTCAGTCCTCGGTCTCGGGCTTGCGGGCGGGGGCCTTCTTGGCGGGCGGGGCCTGGCGCTTGAGGTGGCCGGCACGAGCCAGGGCATCGCCCCGCTCGGCGTCGATGTCGAGGGTCCCGCCAGGCAGGACGCCGTCGATGCTGCGTCGTCCGACGATCAGGTACTTGGGCACGGGGCTCCTCAGGTGTTGCGCGTGTGGATGGTCACGGGGACCGTGGCCCGGAGCACGACCTGCTCGCCGATGGTCTCCGGGCCGTAGCCGCTGAAGGTCAGGGCCGAGGCGTTGACGTAGGCGAGCCCGCTGGCGTTGGACAGGTTCAGGTCGGCGTCGTCATCGAAGAGGGCGAAGATGCCGCCGTCGTCGTTGGAGAGGATGTCGTCGAGCGCATCCTGCGCTTCGTCGAGGGCCTCGCCCATGCCGACGACGATCGACACGTCGAAGCGGTAGGTGCAGGCGCCACGGCCCATGGTTGTGATCTCGCCGCCCGCTACCTCGACGACCATGCATGGGGTGGTGAGGGTGCCCGGTGCGGTGGCGTAGACCTCGTACCCGTCGAAGCTGGCGGCGAGCAGGTCGGCGAGGGCTCGTCGCAGGGTGCCGATGGACGCCATCAGCAGAACGCCTGGGCGATCTTCTCGGACTTGCGGAAGATGTGCAGCAGCTCGGGCACCTGCGGCGGGACCGCCGAGGCACGGATGGCGAAGCCCTCAGAGCCGAAGCCGGCGACGCCGTGCGGTGCGTTGCGGAGCGCGTGGAAGTGGTGGCTCAGGATCTTGCAGGCCATGACCACGTCGGCGGGGACTGCGGGCCAGCCCCAGTTGGCCGTGACCTGCACGCTCGGGCGCTTCGAGTAGACCGGGAACATGACCGACTCGATGAGGCGGATGGCGTCATACGGCCAGCCCGTCGTGCCCTCACGCACGCCGTCGAGGGGCTCGAGCTGGTAGTCGCTGCTACTGACGGTCGTCTCATACGTGCCGTCGTCGCCGCTGTCGTACTTGACGACGAGGCCCGTGGTGGTGGAGATGTCGGGGGTGCGGATCAGGTCGCGCGCCTCGGGGTACAGGAGGCGGGCCGTGGCGCTGCCGTCGGCGTAGAACCGACGCCCGCAGTATCGGTCGATCCACCGGCTGGCAGCGGTGACCGACGCCTCGAGGTTGGCCTCGTGCTTGGTCCCGGCGATGCCGTCGCCGATGTAGTCCTTGACCTCTTGCAGCGTGATGTAGCCGTTGGTGATTGCCATGATCTACCGGCCTCCTACGACCACTTGGAGAAGATCCACTCGGTGCTGCTGCGCTTGTGCAACGTGCCCCGCTGGTACTGCGTGAGGACCAGAGACGACGACGTGCGGACGTTCACGCCCGTGTCCCCTGCGATGGTCACGGCGCCGGCTCCGACCTGGATCACGTCGATGCGAGCTCCGACCGGGAACGACACCGACGAGGTGGGGACCGTGATCGTGAGCGGGCTCGCCGAGTTGGCCTCGATGACCCGGTCGTTGTCGGCGAGCACCAGCGTGTAGGCAGCGGTCGCTGCCCTCGGGTGCATGTGGTTGCTCAGCCAGTCGGTGGCGACCGGCGTGTAGTGCTGGCCGTAGACCAGGCCGAGGCGCGCCGTCGTGTTCTGAATGAAGAAGCCCATCTGCGACGAGCGGAACTCGCGCAGCCGCACGTCATCGACGGTGCAGGCGAGCACGCCGTTGTCGTAGACCTTCAGCACGCTGCCCTGCAGCACGCACATGAACTCGCCCGTCGAGCCGGAGAAGCCGGTGTTGTCGAGCAGCGTGGCCCCGCCGTTGCGGCGCAGGTAGACGCCCATCGTGGCGAAGCCGGGGAAGGCTTCGAGGGCGATGTAGTTGCCCTCGTCGACGTAGCGCAGCACCGCTCCGATGCGCTGGTCGCTGCCGCCCGTGTTGTCGATGTCGATGGTCCACTCGCCGTCGGGGCTGCCGGTGTCGGTCACGGCGATGGCCCTCGTCGAGCCGCTCGGCAGGTACGCCTGGTTCGATGAGATGCCGAGCGTGGCCGCCACGCCCGTCGAGTCCACGAC